ATTATAAAGATAATTGAAGGTAATATTTCAATTAATTTTTTAAACGAACAACAAAACGAAAGGAGCTTTAAGTCATTGACTAACAGCGAGAACGGTAAAAAAGGAGGTCGTCCAAAAAAGCAAATTGAAAGCGAAATAAAACCGAACGCTTTATTTTCGTTAAGCGAACCGAAAGCGAACACAAAGGCAATAAGAGAAGAAAAGAAAAGAGAAGAAAAGAAAAGAGAAGAAGAGATAAGAAAAGAAAATATTATTAATAACGTTGCTTTTTTTTCAGAATGTAAAACATCTACACAATGGATTGAAGTAACGGCAATGCAAAATAAAGTTAGCCCAGAAATAATAAATTTATTTTTAGACAATTTCGAAACTCACTTAATCACTATGGGAGAGCAAAAGCAAACTTTAAAAGAAGTAAAAGAACATTTTACTCATTGGTTAAAAAAACAAGACCTTTCAAATTTTAGAGTTAAGTCATTCGGAAAAACTAATCAAATTTAGCTATGGAAATTAACGGATACGAAATTGATATTTATAACCAATATAAATTCAAAGATAGAGCTAAACTAGATATTTGCCCTTTTTGTTCTGCTAATAGAAAAAAGAAAACAGATAAATGCGTTTCTTTATTTTGGGATACTGGATTTTTTAACTGCAATCATTGTGGAGAAAAAGGACAGCTTCACACATTTAAGAAAAAAGAAAATGTAAAGCACTATGTAAAACCAATTTTAAATAAAGAAATTAAGCCGTACAGCGATAAATTTATAAAATATGTAGTTGATGTAAGGGGATTAGATTTAAACGTTTTAAAAGAGTTAAAAATTCGCGAAGATAACGAATGGATGCCACAAACTAAAAAAGAGGAAAACTGCATTTGTTTTGATTATTATTTTAAAAGCGAATTAATAAATACTAAATTTCGCGATGCAAGGAAAAATTTTAAATTGGTTAAAGATGCTGAAAAGATATTTTATAATTTAGATAATATTGCATTAGAAGATACTTGTATAATTGTTGAAGGTGAATTTGATGTTTTAAGCTTTGTAACGGCTGGAATGAAGAATTGCGTTTCTGTTCCAAATGGATTCAATTTAAAAGGCGACTCTATTAATTTAGATTATTTAGATAATTACTATAATTATTTCGAAAATAAAGAAGTTATTTATTTGGCAGTTGATAATGACGAAGCCGGGCAAAAAGGACAAAAAGAATTGATTCGAAGGTTTGGAGCTGAAAAGTGTAAAATAGTTGATTTTGATGACTGCAAAGACGCTAACGAATATTTGATTAAATACGGTAAAGATAGTTTAGCTAATCGTGTTAAGCTTGCAAATGATGTAAAAATTGAAGGCATTTTTACAGTAAGCGACGTAAAAGAATCAATGATTTACGGTTATAAAAATGGACAAAATAGAGGTGAAAGCACTGGAATAGATGAAGTAAATAAGGCTTGGACGTGGAGAAATGGAGAGGTAAATTTATGGACCGGCTATCAAAACGAGGGTAAATCTTTATTTTTAAATCAATTATGTTTGATTAAAGCGATTATATCAGGCACGAAAGTAGCTGTTTTTAGTCCTGAAAATTCCCCTTTAGATGATTTTTATAATGATTTAATTGAAACGTACATAGGTAAGTCTTGCGACCCATATTATTCAAATAATTACATGAGTGAAGAGGAATATAAAGAAGGAATGAATTTTGTAAAAGATTACTTTTTTGTAATTTATCCAGAAAAAGATTTTAAAATACAAACCATTTTTGATAAAGCTAAATATCTTGTAAAAAAACAAGGAATTAGAACTTTGATAATTGATCCATACAATACCATCGAGCATTTAATGAATAATGGTGAGCGAGAAGATTTATATATTTCTCGTTTTATGACGCAATTAAAACGGTTTAGTGTTGAAAATGAAGTTAGTGTAAATTTAGTGGCTCACCAATTAACTGCAAGAAAAAATGAAAAAGATGGTGGACGTTATTTTAGACCAGAATTAAATAATATAAAAGGAGGTGGTACATTTGCCGATAAAGCTGACAATGTTATGTATATTTGGAGACCCAACAGGGCATTAGATTTTAAAGATACTGATGTTATTTTTGGCTCCCAAAAAATTAAAAAACAAAAATTGGTTGGTATTCCTCAAAATGTAGATTGCATTACTTTTAATATTCGTGACCAAAGATATTATTTTAACAATGTAAGTCCATTTACTTATTTTGACAAAGTTAGAACCGGAACCGAAAAAATAATACAAGAAGATCCAAAACAAATAACAGCAACTCCAAACGAAGCATTTGAGTTTAATAATTTTTATGAAATAGAAAACGACGGAGACGAAATACCATTTTAAAAATAAAAAATATGTATAAAGGAAAAGATGATTTGCAAATTTATTTAGAATCAGTTTGCAATGTTCAGGCTTGGGCTAAAAAACAAATAGAGAAAAACAAAGAAAAAGTTGAAAAAATAAATACATTTTCAATTAGTTCTATTAAACAAAAATTGAAATGAATTACACTTTACAAATAAAACCTTTAAGTGTAAATGAGGCATTTAAAGGTAGAAGGTTTAAAACAGATAAGTATGATTCTTTTATTCAAAATATGCATTATTTATTGCCAAAAACAATATTAATTCCAGATGAAAAAAATATTAAATTAGCGATTGAGTTTGGTTTTAGTAGTAAAGCAAGTGATATAGATAATTGTTGTAAATCATTTATAGATTGTTTGGTGAAAAAATACAAAGTAGATGATCGTTTTATTTATGAATTACACGTGTTTAAGTCGATTGTTAAAAAAGGAGAGGAATATATAAAATTTAAAATTTATTAATTATGTCTACTAACTGCAAACATTGCTATCTACCATGCAAAGTAAAAGGTAAAACAGAATGCGACCAATACCAATCCATAGCATCACGCCCCGAACAATTAAAAATAGAAATTAAAGAAGCGTTTAAAATTGGGGATTATGAGAAAGGGAAGGAATTACAGGAAATTTTATTTAAATTTAATAATTGATAGTTATTTAGAATAATTATAAATAGTCCTAAACGGTCTTTTATATTGAAATTATTTGTATATTTGAAGAAAAATATTAATTATGGAAAACGAAACTTACTACTTACACATTCAAGATAATAAAATAGTTATTCAAGAATCTAAATATTTAGAACACGGTTGGTTTGTATATATTGAAAATAACATTATTGAATTAAAAGAAATCCCATACGGAGGAGGTCAAGAAATTTACATAGGAACATTTTTAAATATAATTGAGGCTATAGATGCCGGAAAACAATTGACATAATTATGACAACAAACAACAATCTTCTCCGTGAACTAATTCAAAAATCAGGACTTACAAAGAAAGATTATATGTCAAAACATAATCTACTACAAAGAACATTAGATCGTTGGTTAAACGGCACTAGAATTGTATCATTGCAACGTTTGGAAGTGTTGGCGAAAGAGGATGGATTAATTATAAAAATAGAAGTGATATGAAATCAGGATATTTAATAGCGTATTTCAATAATGTTTTTAGTTTTCAAGATGATTATATGTTTTTAAGAATTATAAATAATACAGAAACCAATGAGGTGCATTGTGTTTGGTGGTATAAAGACGATTATAAGCATAATGGGACTATTGGTCAGTGGAGAGTTAAATCAATAAAATAAAATAAAATGAAACTAACAAAAAAATTTATTAAAGAAAATGCGGGAATGACTTTGAAAGAAGCGTTTCCTGAGGTGTTTGAAACGGTGTTGGAAGTTGGGAAGTGGTATAAATCTACTAACTCAAAGGCCTTAGCTTGTGTCGAGGAATTATTTAAAGATGATTTTAAAGGATATGGATTCGATAAAGATTCTATATGGTGGAGTAGTTCTGAAGAATGGACTAGTAGTTTTGATTTATGGATCCCATCCACACCACAAGAAATTCAAGACGCTTTAAAAAAAGAAGCGGTTAGGAGGGGGTATGGAATTGGAGTTTCTTGTAAATTTGGAACTGCTAAAACTATAAGAGAAATAAAAAGCGATAAATTTAATTATAATAAAAAGTTTAATATTTTTACAATTGGCAGTGATGCTATTTTGCAAAATGGACAATGGGCAACCATAATTCAAACAATCACAAAACAAGAAGCTGAGTAACGTTTAGGAATGAAAATTATTTAATTATGGAGGCGAAAAAAAAGGCATTTGAATTAATGCATAAATTTTTTCCAAGTATGCAAGATTCTTTAGGGCTAGAACTAATTGGAATTAGAAAAAAACACGCCAAACAATGTGCTTTAATAGCAGTTGACGAAATAATTGAATTTCACGGAAATTATTGTAGCGAATGTCAAGACGACCAAGATGAAAAGCTACAATATTTATTAGAAGTAAAACAAGAAATTTACAAATTATGAAAACCTACATTACAACCCTACAAGCCATCGACAATACAGATGGCTTATTAAAACAATTCATTGGACAAAATATTATGGCCGATAATTTTGATGAAGCCGAAGAAATTTGCAGTACATCATATCCATTTTTAAGCGTACTTGGCGAAAAAATATGTGAGTATGACGAAAACATGAATGAAGTTGATGTTAGTTTGAATTAATTTTGTAAATTTGGGGTATGGCATTAACAGACAAACAGGAATTATTTTGTTTAGCTTATATTGAATTAAGCGATAAAAACAAAGCTTATAGACAAGCTTATGACGCTGATGCTATGAACTCTAATTCGGTCAATGTAGCAGCTCAAGAGTTATTTAAAAACCCTATTGTTACCCTACGAATAGAAGAATTGCAATCAGAACTAAGAGAACGCAATAAAGTAAAAATTGACGATGTTTTATCGGTACTTACTGATATGATAAAGTTCGATATATCAGAGCTTTACGACGAAAACGACAATCTTAAATCTATTCACGACATACCTAAACAACACAGGCAAATGATTACTTCTGTGAAATCTGATCATTTGTATGTAGGAAAAGAAATAATTGGCGAAACAAAAGAAATTAAAACATTAAACAAACTAGATGTTATTGAAAAGTTTATGAAACATTTAGGAGGTTATGAGGTTGATAATAGGCAGAAAAAAATAGAAATTCACACCCCTATTTTTGGAGATAATCCACTAGATAACAATGTTTAAATTTAAACCTACAACAGCACTTTATAAAATTAAAACCCTATTAAAAAATATTAATAGGGTTTTTGTTATTTCAGGTGGACAAGGAGCCGGGAAAACAATTTCAGTTTTAATGCTTATAATTGATTTTGCACATAGAAACGATAAAAAGAAAATTTCTATTATTTCTGCTGAACTTTCTAAAATGAAGAAAACAGTTATAAAAGATTTTCTTGAAATCATGAACGATTGGAACATGATACAGTATGGAAGATGGAATATTGCTGAAAATACATTCACGTTCAAAAACGGTACTTTTATTGAGTTCTTAGGATTAGATACGCATGATGTAGGTAAGGGAATGAGGCGGGACATTGTTTATTTTAATGAGGCCAACAAATTAAAACAAGAAGCTTATAGGCAAGTAGGATCACGTTGTAAATTAAATATTATAGATTTTAATCCTGATAAAAGATTTTGGGGTCACGATTTAATTAGAACTGACAACTTTATTAATTTAACTTTTAAAGATAATGAGTATTTAAGTAAAGAAGAAATTGACAGTATTTTAGAATATTATCAAAAAGGATATTCTGACACCGGAATAATTATAAATGAATATTGGGCTAACGTTTGGCGTGTTTATGGATTAGGAGAAATAGGAAGTGTCGAAGGACGTATTTTTACACATTTCAAACCTATTCCATACCCAGAATACGACAAAGTTAATTCACAAAAAACATACGCTATTGACTGGGGTAAAAATCACGGGTTCGGAATAATTGAAGGTAAATTTGACCGTTACTATAATAATCTTTATACACACGAGCTAAATTATAAAAGCGAAAATAAATTAATATCTGAATTGACAGATTATGACAAAGCAGCGATTAACAACAAGGAAAACGGAGGGATTATAATTTATACAGTTCGAAAATTACAAATACCTAAAGACGCTTTAATAGTATGTGATAGCGCAGTTCCTGACAATATAATGCTTTTACGAAATCATGGTTGGGAGTATGCATATGGTATTGATAAACCAAAAGGGTCGGTTATGGCCGGAATTTCTTTACTTCAATCCACTAACGTATTTTATACTGATTGTTCCGCAGGAATCGAACACGAGCACCAAACGTACCAATACCGATCCGACAGAATGGGCGTTGTGGATGACGAAGTTTTAAAAGAAAATGATGATTTAATGGATCCAATACGATATTTAAGGCGACATTATGAAAATAATTAAAATAAATGTTTATATTTGCTTAAATTAATGTTGTGAAACATAAATTAATTATGACAAAATCATTGTTCAACAATAACAAAAGAGTTATTCGATTCATTTCGGGTAACTCTTTTTTACTTTTATTTTAAATGAGTTGGATTAGAAATGTTTTAGGACTTGGATTTTTAGATGATGTAATTACGTCTATTAACCGCCAACTTGATGGAACGGCAGAATATAATGATTACTCTTCTGACTACAAGAAATTAGAAGCTGTTTTTTCTAATCCAGCAATGTTGAAAGTAGTTGCTTTACAGTGCGACTTATTTTCATTAGGTGAAATTTACGTTTACAAAGATGGAAAAGTAGTCGATAATGACCCGTTCATTGAAATGATAAAAAAGCCAAATCCATTTCAAAAGAAATCACAGTTTCTTTGGGATGTTATGTTTTGGAATATGATAGGAAACACTTATAATTATTGTGAGTCTAAAATAGTTTCAGGAGACAACAACCTGTATATTTTAGAAAATAACAAAATTGATTTTTCGGTTGAAATGTTGACTTATAAAGATAAAATAGTTTTATCGAAAGCAGCTAAAAATAAAATCGATAACTTTCTTATTGAGTATAAGTATTCAGATGGATCAGTAGATAAATTAAAATGGGGGAATATTATTCATACCCCTGATTTAACTAATGGTACAGGCAATTGGTTTCGTGGAGCAAGCAGAATCGATGCTCTTTATAAAATAATATCTAATTCAGAGGCTTCAATGGATGCATTGAATATAAATATAAGATATAGCGGAAAGTTTATGGTAGCTGGACAAGCCGATCCATCGAACACGACTCAATTGCCAATGGGAGAACCTGAAAAGCAGGATATTGAAACAAAAATGAATAGTAAAAAGACTGTTCACGCCGTTAAGTCAATGATTGATATTAAACGATTTGTTGAGAATATTGCGTCTTTGAAATTAGACGAAATCGGATTAGCTCAATATTTTTTAATTGGAACGGCTTACGGAATACCTAAAGATGTTTTAGAGGCGTTCAATTCTGGAACTTACGAAAATCAAGAAAAAGCAAGAGGCGCGTTCGTTTCTTATTGTTTACAACCGAAAGGAAAATTATTCTTTGAGGGGCATTCTGGATTCTTTGGATATGACCAATTAGGGAAATCAATTATAATTGATTGGGAACATTTGCCGTTTATGCAGGTATTCGCAAAAGAAAGAGCCGAAACATTGAAACTTCAAACAGAATCATTATTAAATCTAATGAAAGCGGGTGTTAAATTAGAAGAAATTAACGAAATGTTAGATACTAACTTTACAGAATTAGACTATGAAGCAGCTCAAAGAACAAATCAAAGCGCAAATCAAACAGGAAACCAATCCTGAGTTTAAGAAAATATTAGAAAAAAGATTAAAAGAAATTGATAAAATAACAACAAAATGACATTAAAAGAAATTTTAGCAGACAAAGACTTAGCAATTTGTAAAAAGAAATCTGAAATACAAAAATCTGATTTTTCAAATGTTGCTTTTGATTCAGTTCAAAAAGCTTTTAATTCAGGTATTCAAAAATTAGAAGTATTGGTTTATGAAGCCGTTATAAAAAAAGAACGTAACGAAGAAATGTTTAAGCAATATCTTAATGGGTGGGTTTTAAATCATTCAGTGGGAATGAGGTATTTAAAAATGCTTTTTTGTTATAATAATTCTGATTCTGAATATTCTCAAAACAAAGAAAACTTTGATAAATATTATGATCAAATTTTAAACAAAGATGATGTCGGAGAATATTTCTGGGCAATTATTGAAGCTAAAAACATTGAAGGTTCTGCAGTAGTAAAAGGGTCTAATTTCCTTACACCTGTTTTGTCAATGGAAGTTATAGACGAAAATACAATTAAAGTAAAAGTTGCAGTGTCTCCAAGTAATATTTTAGATAGTCATAAAGATGTTCATATCCCAAGTATTTGGAAAAAAGCTATGAATGATAATAATTATGATTTGCTTTTACAAGAGCATGACATGGACTTTGACAAAGTTATTACTGATTCAGTTTCAGGCAGTCTAAAAGTATATACAGAAATGATTGACGTTAAATTATTAATGTCAAAATTCAATAAACAAGCAGAGAAATCACTTGCAAACAAATCCGAGCAGCCAACGCGCACTCAACAAACAAAAAGAAAAACTTTTATTAACTAAACACATTTAAAATTATGTTTGTTTACAAAACTGATGCCCAATTAGAGGCAATGAGTGCAGCGGAAAGAGATACTTACGCCACTGACAAAAGAGACCATGAGTCTAAATTGCTTACAAAAGCAATTGACGAGGCAAATAAAGCCTTGAAAACTGAACTTACCGAAGCTCAAAAAACTGAAATTACTACACAAGTTGAAGCAATGAAAACTAGTTTAGGAATAACAAAAGAGCAGTTTGACGAGTTCAAAGAAGATTTGCGAATCATCAAAGAAAATCCAAACGCCGTTGGTAAAAATGGATTTGATTTAATGGCCGCTATTGAAGAAGGATTGAAATCTTTGCTTCCAACGATCAAAGAAAAATCTAACGCATCCGGTAAAAATGGGTTTGAAGTTGAATTGACAGTTAAAGCACCGATTAATATGGCAACTACTGCCGTAACCGCATCGAGTGCTATTCCAGTTTCTTACGTAGCTCAAGACATTACTACGTTTGCCGAAGACGTAAGGGCTCAAGAATACATTTTACAATTCCTTTCAAGAGGTAGTACAGGAAAAGCCAGTATTCAATACGTTGACAAATCGCCAACAGAAGGTACAATGGCAATTACTGCTGAAGGAGCGTTGAAGCCATTAATTTCAATTTCTTATGTAATCCGTTATTCACAAGCGCGTAAAATGGCTGGAAGAACTAAAATTTCTGAGGAAGCTTTGGATGATATTCCTTTCATCATGTCTGCTATCCGTAACGAGTTGGCTTACCAGCACGCTATAGGTATTCAAGGGGATATTTTTACCGTTGTTTCTGCTTTTGCACCTGCTTTTGTAGCTGGTACTTTAGCTGATACCACAACTAACCCAACGAACTACGATGCAATTAGAGCAGCAATTTATGCGGTTAAAATTGCTTCAAAAGGAAAATTCATTCCTAACGCTGTATTGGTTGCATCAAGCGATGTTTATTCAATGGGAGCTACAAAAGACACGACAAACCAATACGTTTTTCCTCCATTTGTAATGCCTGACGGTTCTACAATTTCTGGAGTCAGAATTGTTGAGGTTGCTGACGGTGTTTCTGTTCCTGCTGGTACTTTTATCGTTGGAGACTGGAAAAAACTACACTTTGAAAACTACAAAACTTTCACTGTTAGAATTGGACAAGGTATTCAAGGAAGCGCAACTGCCGCAAACATCGTTTCTGACTTTGAAAGCAACATGTACACGCTTATCGGAGAGTCTCGTTACCACTTGTGGATTTATGAGAATGAAAAAACTGCATTTATTAAAACAACTTTTGCAGCGGTAAAAACTGCAATTGATATCGCAGTGTAACAAAAATAATAGCCCTGATTAATTTCGGGGCTTAATTTAAAAACTTAAAAATAAATATATTATGGCTGAAAAAGCAACAAAATCGGAAATTGTAAAAAGTCAAGCCGATTACAAAGGAAATAGTCACTTCGACTTAGTTGAGGTTGAGATCACAAAAGATGGTAGTTTCTATAAAAAAGGAGACAAAGACAAAGTACATCCATCATTAGCGGCTATTTTAAAAGCTAAGGGATTGATTGGTGACTACGAAAAAAACGTTGTTAAACGTGACTCAAGCGCGCCAATGTTAACTGATTTAGAAAGTCAAAAAGTTCAAGACGGAGACAAAGAATTGTAATTATGTATATAATAAACGAAACATATTTTCAAGCGCCTAAAAGAGAAATTCCTAATTTGAATGAATCTGACAGCAAATCATTTGCTGAATTAGCTATGTTAATTGATGAGAAGTGTCGTTTGTTTATGTATTATTTTTTAACTCCAGATGAAGTTGTTGATTTTAATTCTTATTTGGTTGATGGTATTTTTCCAACAGTAACAACTGGCATTCCTCAAAAATGGATTGATTTAGTTAACGGAACTACTTATACATCGAATGATGTGGATTTAGTTTGGGGCGGATTGATTCAAGAAATTGGAACTGCTAAAAATTCGTTATTAGCTGATTTCGTATACTACCATTGGTTAGTTGACAATGTTAGCTATATGACAGGCGTAGGAGATTCTAAAGGAAACCCGAAAGGAGCTAACTTAGTAAATCCGACACAAAGAGTTGTAAATGTTTGGAATGAGTTTGTTTACGAATATCAAAGAGACGTTTTAAGTAGTTGCAATGATCCTGAGTATGGTTTTTATAGATATTACGATTGTGATATAAGGCTGAATCCAAAAGTTTCACTAATTCAATTCTTATCAGATAACAAAACGGATTACACAAGCGAAAATCGTCAATTCTTTGAAGTTAAAAACCAACTAGGGATATGATAGTTACCGAAACAATTTTAAGGAGTGTTTTTTCACAGTTACCAGACTACATTGACGGTAATTCAAAAAGTTTTCCTATTCGATTTGAATGGGGCGATCAACCTGATTTGATATTGTTTTTAAAGACTATTGCAGGGAACAAATATCCTTTAGTTTGGTTAGTAAATGGAGATCAAACAGTAGATAGATATGGTCACAAAGTAACTAGAAAATGCCGATTAATTTTAGCAAAAGACAGTCAACACGAGACTAATAGAAATCCTAAAGTTTGGGATACGGAATTTATTAACTGCCTTAATCCGCTACTTGGAAATGTTTACAAAGCTTTGGAAGCAAATGGAGTGACAACTATTTTGAGTATTGAAAACGAAAGACGGGAAGCGAATTACACCGAAGAGGATTTGTTAAAAGCTACTGATTTCTGGAATGTTATTATTTTAGACATTACTTTGATGTTCACTGAAAAATCAGACGGTACCTCACAATGCATTAACACAATTAAATTTTAAGGCTATGGCTGAAAAAAGAATAAATTTAAAACTATTTACGGTAAAAAAAGAATTTACACGAGATAGATTGTATAAAGTTGGGTCTATGATTCCGCTTTGCACAATAAACGACAAAAAAACAATTGATAAATTAATCTTAAACAAATTTATAAAATGAGTTT